GGGGGGATAAAGGGGGCCATCAAGAGGGGGACCTTTTCTTTCTCTCTCCCTTGCTTTCGTTTTGCTTTTGAAATGCTTTTAAATGCTTTTAAATGCTTTTCGCCGCCTACTGTCGAGCACTGGCTCGGATCCGGCCAGCCGTCACAGCCTGTTAAGCGATACACCCGTGTGAGTTGATAGCCACCCCCGTCTCCTGCAACTGCGGGGCGGCAAATATTTTTCAAAATATGTATTGACAATATCATATTTTATGATATAATTAAATCATCAAGAGGGAGCGATCCCAGGAGGTAATGAGTTATGTACAACAAGCACGAGATCATGATCAACGCCTGGAGCATCCGCCGCAGCGCTAACGTGTCCATGTCCATCGCTCTCAAAGCCGCCTGGGCGCTCGCCAAGGCCATCAAGGCCGCTGAAGCCGTCGCCGAAAATATCACCTGGAACACCAAGATCCACATCAATGACTGGGCCAAGAGCGGCCATAACCGCACTTATGTTGAGGTTGCTGTCTACACCAACGCCTGGAACCGTAAGCGCACCGAGCGTATCGGCTATGTGGACAACATGACCGGCAGCTTCGTGGCCGCCTGAACGAAAAGGAGGACCATACCATGATGAAAGAGCGTTTTGAGCGTATGACCCTTGACCAACTGTATGCCGTCCGCGAAACCCTGTGCTACCTCTCCCCCCCGATGGAGAACCATGGTTCCTCCATTGCCCAGTTGTTTGCCGACCTAGATGATGTCATGTGCCGCAAGTCCGCCGAATGGCATCAGAGCGACGAGTACAAGGCCAAGTGTGAGCAGAATCAGAAAAATCTTGCGGAGCTTTTGGGGCTTTGATAGGAGGATTGTTATGACAAACAGAGAAGCATACGTGTTCGGCTGGGTGTTCGGTCGGCTCAACGCGGCGGCATATCCGCAGGAGATCGGAGGGGATCTCACCCTTGCCGCTCAGCGCCCGTATACAGCACTCGCCAGAGTCATTTCTGATGCTCACAGGCTTGGCCTCCTAAAGAGGGATCTCGACCGGCAGGTTGCTGAGGCGCTTTGCGAGATCACCAGCATTGACCCGCCCGTGGAGGGAGGGTCTGAAAAGTTCCAGCCACTTGAAATGCAGGGGGCTTGGCAGTTAGGCTATTTTGCCGGTAAAGGCAAGCGCCCCCTTGCGTCTGTCGAGTTTGATATTTCCGCCGCCAGAAAGGCCAAAGGCTTGACTCAAGCCCAGCTTGCGGATGCGATGGACGTTAACCAGGCCGTGATATCCCGCTGGGAGAGCGGCAAGGTCAGCCCCAATGCCGGGAATTTGGACAAACTGAAAGAAATTCTGAGCTAATCCTGCCGCCCCTCCGGGGGCGGCTTTTTTGCCCTCTCCAGCTCGTGCGCTTTTGGGGGCATAGATACCCCTTGCGGGGTATGTTGCGGGTTTGGCCAGGCTTGCCGCGGGCCTGTATGTAATCCGCTGTGCGGTATCACATCACAATTACTATACGAATCTTCGTCAGCCGTCCTGTTACAATCCGGCCTTGTCCTAAGACAGCCGGAACCACACCTACATCCGTCAGCCTCACAGGGGTAGGCCAGTTTCATCGTATAGCAATCACGGTACATCTCAACCCCTCCGCTGGTGTCGTCAGTAGGAACCGTTCATCTTTATATAGCCGGGGTCAGCCAATTAAATATTCTTCGTCCTGCCGCTTTCGCACAGCGCACAAGGAAGGCCCGTCTGCTTTTAACCTGTGGTGCCATACATCTGGTGCCACCGCCCGCCTCGTGCGGCGAGGAGCGGCGTATGTGCGCCGTCCCGCTTAGATTGTCACACCAGTACTAATGCCGGTAGTTTTCAGCGGGATAGCGCTCGGTGGGAGTCATGGCACCGCCACCGCTTCCGCCACCATGAGCAGGCGGGCGTCATGTCCCTTCTCCGGGGCCGTCAGACGCTCTAGGCTACCCGGTATAGTGTCTTTCCACCGTCATTCGCCGCCAGAGGGGTGCGGCCCCTCATGCCCCGAAATGTGGAGTGGTGTTCGACCGGCGGCATATTGCACACAGAGGGGGTGGCGGCAGATGCACCGACGCCACCCCATCCGTGTGAAGGAGGAAGGGGAATGGGAGCGCAGGGGCACACGCTCCCACACTCCCATTTTCGCATATACCATGCTCTCCGATTCCCTCACGAGGGAATCACAGCAACTTTTTCTGTGAAATAATGAAAAGTTACATTGCTTTTGGATCGTCTGTTCTTCCTAGCAAGTAATCCACAGATACATTGAAATGGTCTGCTATTTTTACAACAGATACTATTTCAGGAATCACTCCATCCCGCTCATATCTCAAAATTGAGTTCTTGCTGATGCCACATAACTCCGCCAGAACACAGGGCTGTGTCCCTTCCTTCTCCCTCAACTTCTTCAATCTCTCCCGGAACTTGTTCAAGGGTTATCCCTCCTCACGCTGTCCGCCCTCCCCGTCGTGGATGTTGCCACAAATCTCGTCCAGTTTGACGGATTCGCCGGGACAGAGGGAGGGGAACAGCGCCGTATCTAACGTTGCAATAACAAATTTGTTGTTAAACACCTTAATGTAAGGGTCACATTCATTGAGGCTGTCTGCCTCTGGGTATAGCAGTCTGATAGCCTTTGCCCTCTCCACCTCCTGCTCCGTCCAGCGGGGCTTGCGGGCGATGTTTTCTGGATGATTTATGAGATTGTTAAGACATTCCACAGTGGAGAATCCCCAGCAGTCATTTGATATTTCAATCTGGAATGTCCCATATTTATTGATACGAAATCGCCCTAACGTGTTCCCTCTAATTTCAAACTTTTCTTCTGGTTCAACCCCAAGCACCTCGCAAATTCTCGGCTTGTCCATGTTGTCCTCCTCCTTGATTTTCAGGTACTTTTCGATGGCTTCGTCTAGGTTGGCCTCCTTGTCACGTTCGATGCAAAACCGAATATATTCCTCGATAAACTTCATGTCATTTTCGGCGCCCTTTATTTTCCCCTTCCAGCCACAGGAGGGGCAATAGAAGGTATCTCCACGCCCTCCGTCCCCGCAGTTTCCGCCGCAGTTGGGGCACTCAGCATCCATAAATATCAGGCTACTCATGGTCGGCCTCCTTTCGCTCTCCAACGCTACAATAATCGTCCGGCATCATGTCACGCTCAAAATTGTCACAGTAGACGATGTTGTCTCCCGGTCTGGTGGCATATATACACTCCCGGCACCTGACCACAGGCACGGCGTCGATGGTGGGCAGGCTATCAAACATACGCTTCATGACGGCTCCAGTCACCCCATCACCACCAAAGCACTCTCGTGCATTATCCGCATCAACTAGTCTCATGCTCGGCCTCCCACTGTTTCTTCATGTCTTCGTATAACTCTTCCATCTTTCGATTCCACCCCTTGAGCTTCCACAGGACAAGCAGGCCAAGCGCCATCCACTCCACAGCAGCTATGATCGTCAGAATATCAGCCATCCTGCTCCCTCCGCAGTGCGGCCTCGGCCAGTTCGCGGAGGCGGTCAATGGGGCCGAGAGCACGATATTGCTCCAGCTCTTGCTTGTCCACTCTCAGACCAAATGCTTCACCTTTGAGCTGTTCGATTTCCCCCGGCTCCAAGCCAGTCTCCTCATAGGCTGCGAGGCGGTCAACGTGCGGCCCGTAATCTTCTCTTCCTTCGGCATCGATAGCTACAAACCATTTTCCACCACCATGCCCATTGTCACACCAGTATGTCAGTCTCTCCATGCTCACCCCTCCTCCGGGCCGCGCCACTTAAAGCAATCGTTCACATAAAATCCGGGGCATTCTGCGGTTTGTCCATTTTCCCCTACTGGTGGCAAATCATACTCACAAAGTCCGCAAAGGTCTATTCCTGTTGTCTCCAGCCGATATTGATTCACCACAAATGTCAGATCACTGACCGCCGCATCCCTCTCCCGCTTCACCTGCTCCAGCTCGGCCCGCAGCTCCTTGTTTTCGGCTTGGAGCGTGGAGAGGGTGCTCCGTACTTTCTCCACCACGGTTCTCATGTTCTGCATTGTGTGGTCGTCCCAGCTGGTTATCCAGCGCAGGAACCGCTTCTCTCTCTCCGTCAACTCTACACCCCGTAAAATGTCCTCAAATTCCGCTGGGATTTTCATTATTTTTTCCCCTTTCCGGCGGCCCATCCCAGGCCGTCCAGTATTGGCCGTACAGTTCCAGGCTAAACGGCTTGATGTGCTTGCAGTACAGATACCCATCCCTGCACCCCTCTGCAATCTCCAGGCCGCCCCATTGGAGCTGGGCTATCCCTGCGCCCTCAATGTAGATTGCGGTCTCCTGGGTGATGGATTCTAGCTCTACGCGGGTATATTGGCGTCTCATGGCGATACCTCCGGCGGGCGGCGGTATAATAAATATCTTTCCCCATAGTCATCCGCACAGAAGGTTTCAAATCCATCAAAATCACAGCACGTCCACCAATCTTCCGAAACACTGTGGACCAGCATGAAACGGGGCTTGTGTAATCCCCATGCAAGATTGTGTACCCATAGCGCATTTACACCGTCCATCTCCCGCAGTTCCTCCAGCGTCAGCGGCTCGTTCGGCTGGGCAGCTTCCGCCAGATTTTCCATTTCCGCAAATTTCTTTGAGTAGTCTGGTTTTTCCAGCGTATACCCAGCAGCAAAAATTTCCAGTAGTTGCTCCGCTGTAAAACCTGTTACGATCTGGAGCTTTGTGTACAGCTCGTCAAGCTCTCTCACTCGATTCACCCACTCGTTCGGCGGGGTGAGGGTGGGCATATGCTCAACGCAGTACATTACCCGTCCCATCAATGCCTTTTGTGCATCGGATTTTGCCAGTTTATTTGCAATATTTGCAATCTCCAGTTCGAGCAACTCTCCATCAATCGCCCTTGCCATCGTTCAGCGCCTCCTTAACCATGCGTGGGCTTCCCTTTGTGGGGATTTCTTGCGTTGGCAATAAAAGCATCCATAATAAGCGTGAGACGATTATGTTTGACTTCGCCATTTCCATCGATATAAAAGTTTTTCATGCTCCACCGCTGGAGTTCTCGGCCAAATGGATAGTCTACAACTACGTCTTGCCCAATTAGGGCTATAAATTCATTTTTTGTCATTGTTTAGCGCCTCCAGTCTCTTTCTCAGTTCCTCCCACGCCTCTGGGGTGAGAGGGCGACCACATTGAGAACAGTATTGGTGTCCCCACCGCTCCCATGCGATTGCTGTATCAGCTGCTTTGCAACGGTCACACCCCGGCCACAGCCGCTCCACCTGCTCCCGGCTGACGGGGCGGAGGGCTTTCAGCGCCTTTACAGACCATCGAACGGCCTCCATACATTCAGGGCTTGCCTTCCGGCCTATCCCCTCCAAATATTTCAGGCAGTCCTCTCGGTTTTTAATCGCTTCTTCCAGCGTCATGGCCGTGCCTCCTCGTCCATATACTTCTTCCTGTACGCGCACTCCCGGCACTTCAACGCCTTCTCTCGCTTCATTGTATCCCAGCGGAGTATGTCGGCTTTGTAAACCTCAAAATCCTGCTTGTTTCGCAAATAATCCATCGTGTTCTTTGCACAGGCAGAAATCTTTGACCACATGACTTGGATATAGTACACAATCATGACCACCACGGAAACCGCACCAGCAATGATGACCATCAGTGACGCAAAAGCAAGAGTACACAAAATCAGCGTGTTCACTCCATCCCCTCCAGCATCTCCATCTCCTCCGCGCTCAGAATCGGCGCGCGGGTGTTCCATATCTGCCGTGCTTCTTCCAAGTCGTAGCCCGCCGCCATAAACCCACACAGGCATTCAATCATTACGCATGCCATTACAGCCCTGTGCTTTGTGTCTTCACCCCTGCAACCCGGGCATGGCAGTAGCACCCCCGCATCCGTCAGCCGCTTGGCCGCCTCTTTATTCCCAAGCAGGGCTAATTTGATATCATCCATGTATAATTCCCCTCTCTATGTCCGCTATGGCCTGGAAGATCGGGTAAAACTGTTGGGGGACTACGGCGTTTCCGTAACACTGCATCCACTGTTTGTACTGCGGATATCCCCCCATCCAATCGGGAATCCCATCATCCATTCCGCAAACTGGGGGTTGATGTACTGCCCAATACGTTCCGGGAAGATAATTCCAAGGCTGGCGCTCAGCGTTTGTCCGTGTTTTCCGCTGTGCTCCTGTGGTGTCTGCCTGCGGATCGGCTTGAAGTCCTGACTTGCCCTTGGAGATGCCAAGAATACAAACCCTGTATCTTTCATGGTGCGCTCCGACAGCACAAGCCGGAATACTGAACGTCCAGACTTCGTATCCTTCTTTTTCCAAATCGGTGCAAATGGACTCATGTATTGTAGATAAGATGCCATTAACATTTTCGCCAACAACATATCTCGGCCGCAATTCGTCAATAACTCGCAGGAACTCTGGCCATAAGTGCCGTTCATCATTTTCTGCAAGCCGTTTCCCGATAACGCTGTGTGGCTGGCAGGGGAATCCGCCCGAAATAACGTCAACTGTTCGTAGTCCTGTCTTTTCATAAAAACTTTCTCCCGTCAATGTACGAATATCCCGCCAGCGCGGCACGTCCGGCCAGTGTTTTTCCAGAACCTTTGTCGGGTAGTCCGCCCACTCGCACTGTCCGACGGTGGTAAATCCGGCCCACTGGGCGGCAAGGTCAAGTCCCCCGATGCCGGAGAAGAGGGAGAGATGCGCCAGTTTCGTCGCCTCGTGGTCGCCCAGCAGGGCGCGCGTCTTATCGTCCATCGTTCGGCACCTCCTTGATTGCTTTCCATCGCTCTTTACGGCTACACGTCCCGACGACTGCATCACAAATGCTCTTGGACGCACAGCGCTCACATGGTCCCGCCCTAAAAAACTGTTTCATATACTCTGTGGTGGTTGATATGGAGTATCCGGTGGCCTGGGCTATCGTCTCCGGCCCATACCCGTCCAGCGCCATGCGCTCCAGCAAATCGCGGGACGGTTTTGGCTTTTTCGCTCTGGTATGTAGGAGGCAGCCAACTCTTTTCGGGTTGCAGTCCGGCAGCGGGCGCTGTCCACAGATTGCCGCCTCTTCCGCGTCCCGCTCCGTGATATTGCGCTCCACGATCGGCTCAATTGCGTCCAGACTGCGCCAGGGGGCCACCGCTCCGCTGATGCCGTAGGGGTCTCTGGTGATCAAAGCTCCTCCACCTCCACCCGGATACATCCCCCGTCCCAAAGCCTATGTATGACCTGCCTGTACCAGCGGTGATCGTCGTCCGGCAGCAGGTATCCCTTGAGCGCGTCCACCACGGCTTTGGCGATGGCTGCGTGGTTGTCAATGTCCAGCCCGTCGTCCCATGCAAAAGTGATGGAGACCGGCCCCCGTACCATCCCGCGCCGCACTCGGGCCTGTTTCAGCGCGGCCAGAGTCAGCGCGTGGAGCTCGTCAGCGTCCTTCTTCCGCTGCGCCCAGTGCTTGCCGGAGTAGTAGGCGTTCAGCCCAAACCGGCGGCAGAAGGCCGACTTGCCCTTCTTCGTGGGCGGGTATGGTATATCAAACCGAATCGTTCCCATGTCTAAGTATCTCCAGCGCCCAGTTCAGGGCTTCCACAATCTGGCCATGCACCTGAGCCAGCTCGGATCCGGTCTCCATAATGGCGCGATGTTTGTCTCTCAGGGCGGACAAAACATCCGCCGCCTTTTCGTCTGTCACTGATATCACCTCGCTGGTATAATCCGCCCCACCGCCCGGTAGAATGCCGCGTCGCACGTACCGGTGCTGGCGTGCCGGTTTTTCGCCAAAATAATTTGCATATAGTCGGGCTCCCACGGGTCGGGCCGCTCCTGGTTGTAATAGCTGTTGCAGTGTAAAAAGATTACGCCATCCGCATCCTGCTCCAGTGCCCCGGTATCCCGCAGGTCAGAGAGCTGGGGCCGCTTATCCTGCCGCTGTGCGTTCTCCCGGTTGATCTGCGCCAGGCAGAGCAGCGGTACTTTGAGCTTTCTCGCCAGCGCCTTGAGCTGCCCGGACACCTCGGTCATAGCCTCATAGCGGTTTTTAGCCCGCTCCTCTGTCCGGATCAGCCCGAAATAGTCCACCACCAGCAGCTTGAGCCCTTTAACCTTCCGGGCCATGTTGGCGATATCGTCCACGGTGGCGCGGGGCTTGCGGTTTGTGTAGACAGGTATCTGGGACACCTTCGAACTCCACTCCGCCGCACGGGCCCGCTCTTCGTCCCCAAGATTGCCCATCATGAGGGCGTCATAGGAAATCCCGGCGGCCCGCGCCAGCCGCTTGGCGGCCAACTGCTCCTCATCCATTTCCAGGGACACGAAGAGCACTGGCCCATTCTGTTGGGCTACCTGATCCGCCACAGCCAGCCCAAAAGTGGTCTTGCCCATGCCGGGCCGGGCGGCCAGAATGTAAAATCCGCTGTTCAGCAGGCCGCCGCCCAGCAATCGGTCTAAGCTCCGGTAGCCCGTAGGGACGTAGCCGCCGGCACCGGCATCCACCCGCTCCCGGTGCCGGTAATAGGCCAGCAAAGTATCCCCGGAGGTAGCCAGCTCCCTTGCGGTGTCCTGAGCCTCAATGGCCTCCAGCTCTCGCTGTGCGGCGGAAATCAGCTCCCTAGGGGTTTCCTCCAGGGTAGACGCACGCTGCTCCAGCTCCTGGCCTAGGGCTACCAAGCTCCGCCGCATGGACGCCCGCCGGGTCTCTTCCGCGTAAATCCCGGCGTTGGCCGCCGTGTTGGTGGCCTGCATCAGCTCCAGCATGTAGGCGTCGCTGACTGCACCCCTGGCCTCCGCCCGGATGCTCACAGGATCTACCGGCTCCTCGCGCCGGTAAAGCTCAACCGCCGCCCGAAAAATCGCCCGGTTCGCCTCCAGCACGAAATCCGCCTTTGTCAGGTGCTCCAGCACCTCGGGCAGGCAGGCGTCGTCCAGCAGGATAGAGCCGCATACCGCGCTCTCCGCCTCCAGCGCGTCAATCGTCATAGACCACAACCTCCTGCCCATCCTCGTCCCGCTCCAGGTGGTAGGCCCGTGGGCGGTATGTCTCCGTAGTGGCTGGCTGTTCCGCCCTTCGGCGGGCTTCCCAGGTCCGCACGGCGGCTTTCCAGTCTACAATGGGCCGCCCTGCGCCGTATTTCCACCCCCGCGCTGCGTAGAAGTCCACAAAGGCCTCCGGGTCTATGCCGTTCCCCCGTTCCTGGCAATAGGCGCGGACTTCTTCCACGCTTGGAGGAGAAAACCGTTTTGATTTCCCCCTGGAGAGGGGGGTAGGGGGAAGAGAACTATCGTTCTCTCCCTCTTCCTCTTCCTCTTCCTCTCTCTCCTTCTCTATCTCCCCCTCCTTGATGGATTGTTCCATGTTTGTTCCATTTTGTTTTTCGTTTGTTCCGATTTGTTCCTCGCTTGTTCCGCCTTTTTTCATTCGGCTTCTCGCTTTGTTCCGACCACTGTCCAGAGTGGGCTTTATCAAAGTAAAAACAGAAAGGGGGACGCCGGAAAGGGAAGGTGTCTCCTCATCCAGCGCATACCCGATGACCGACATGAGGACAGAAGTCTGGTCCCGCTTTGGCAGCGCCTTCAACGCTTCGTAATAACTGCGGTAGAAGGTAAACTGATCCCGCTTCATAAGGGTACACCCCCCTTAAAACGGGAGCTCGCCGTCCTCGTCGGCATCCTCAAAAGGGGCGGTCGTCCGCGCCTTCCACGTGACAGACTTCTGGACTTCCTCCTGCATCCATGTGGGAAGCAGCTTCAGCACCACTTCGGCGTCCTCTGCATCCATGTCAAACTGGATTGTCTCGTTTTCCAGGGGAGGCACGTCCATACCCTTCATCGGTTTGGAGATACCGGCAATCTTGGCGTAGGTGCCGCCATTCTTGCCCTCCTGGTTGACTACGGTAAGCAAACAGGGGGCGTTGATTACATTTGCCAAATTGAACCCGGCCAGCTCCTCCTGGGTAAATGGCTTACCGCGCCAGGCGTCCAGATCATGGCGCAGGGTGGACTTCTCATGGAGGGAGGCGGTGTAGGGCTTGCTGAGCCAGCGGGGCTTGTCCTCACCGTCCACCTGCACGCGCTCCGTGGGCAGCTCAAAAATAAGTCGCACCTTTTCTTGATCCTTGTTGTTAAAGTCGTTGTGCTGGATGCCCAGATCGACCACGCCCACGCAGCGGGCCGGGTAAGCTCCGGGCTCAATGGGGGCGCTGCCGCCGCCCTTGGTCTCCTTAACTGTCAAACTCATGCTGCTTATCCTCCTTATCAAATGTAATCGGGCACTCGTTCCCCATCCCGTCAAATGGATAGGGCAGGAACTCGCCGGTGAGGGCGCATTGGTGGCGCTTGAGGCCATCCCGGTATTGGATATAGGAGCACCACTGGCAAACCGTTAGCCCATTGGGGAAGTGGACGGCCACTGTGGCCGTGCCGGTGGTGTAGTAACGCACGCAGGTCTCGCGGCTCATACATACCGCTCCACTTCCAGCCCCATCTCCAGCGCCACCTGCTCCGGGCAGTCATTCAGGGCCTTGTTGACCGCGGCTCGGAAGCAGTCCGGGCAGAGCCACCGCCCCTCCCACTGAAACCGTGCCTCGCCGTGGTAGACCTCCTGGCGGCACTTCTCGCAATAAGCAGATGCCGGAGTCGTCTGGCTGTCATACAATGGGATGTGCATTACAGCTCCTCCTTCTCCAGTCCGTTTCCCTGGATTTCGATATAAGAACGGTACATAGATCCGCTTTGCTTCTCCTTTCCTATGGAAACTACATAGCCCAGCTTAAGAAGAAGCGTACCAAGGTCAAGCCAGTCCTGATTGGACATATTTCCATTGCGCTTTTGATACAATTTCATTTGACTTTCCTTTCTAATCGTTATAAAATGTAAATAAACAAATGTTTCCCTTGCCGCCCTCCGGTCTCGCACACCGGAGAGCGGCGCTTTTTATTCGTAAATAACGGCCTCCGCCCGTGTAATAAAGTGATGAATGCCAGTGGAGCACTCGTTCCATCGGTTATCGTCGAAATCAGTCACCTCAACGGTTTCGCCTATGGCATAAACAAAGTTCGGATCATAATTGCTCTTTACCTGGCCGCCAGCAGGATTTCCGTTGATATCTGTGATACTCAATACCTTGGCCTTACTGGCGCGGCATTTTCGGCTAGTAGCGGAGGACCGGCGTGCATCTGCGGGGATTTCCAACTCCACAACAAGGCCACTTGCCTTTTTATAGCCGATATAAGAACCGGAATCTGGGCATTGCAGCGGGTAAAAAACTGTATGAATATCCCATATCATTTGATCCATAGATGCACAGCTCAGGTTGGCATTGCTCAGGTTGGCACAGCTCAGGTTGGCACCGCTCAGGTCGGCACCGCGCAGGTTGGCAAAGCTCAGGTCGGCACCGCTCAGGTCGGCACCGCGCAGGTCGGCATTGCTCAGGTCGGCACCGCGCAGGTCGGCATCGCGCAGGTTGGCACCGCGCAGGTTGGCACCGAACAGGTTGGCATTGCTCAGGTTGGCACAGCTCAGGTCGGCACCGCGCAGGTCGGCATCGCGCAGGTCGGCATCGCGCAGGTTGGCACCGCGCAGGTCGGCACGGCTGCCGCCCTCTCCATTCAGCCAAAGGAGATGCTCGTCCAAAATCTTTTTTAAGTCCATTTTGCTCCCTCCTCAATGTGGGATTTCTATGACCGCCCACACATCGTCGATGCTCTCCGCGCCCTCCAGTCCGGTGATCTGGATGGTGAGCGGGCCGGTGGGCGTGGGGGCCGGAGTGGTGGTTGCTGCCGGGGTCTCAATGGCTGGCTGTTCCGGTTCCTGGTTCCAGATGATTTCAACTAGTGCAACCAGCGCCAGCAGCAGAAAGAGATATGCAATGGTCACGATCAGTTGTTTCTTCATAGGCTGACCGCCACCAGAATAGCCAGCACCAGCGCCGCTCCGGCAACCACCGCCAGTTGTACCCGCTGGGCCACCGCCTGCGCCTGCTGTACCCGGCGGCGGTAGGCCCGGTAGCTGTACGCCTTTGCGCGCCTGTCGCGCTCGGCCTGATGATTCATTCTGTCGTCACCTCCTTGTATGGGACGCCGACGATCTCACAGACCTCCCGGCCTGTAAAATGAAGCACCCGTGCCATCAAGGCGAAATCCTGTAGGGGCGTCGTCTGAAATGACTTTTTCTTTCTGCGCAGATATGTAACAGGAACGACGCCCAAACGGTTGGCGACATCTATATCATATTTCAGGTCATTCTCAAATTTTGCTTTTTCGAGTGCCCGCATCAGCGCCTTTTCTCTGCGCTGCTGGTCTGTCATTCTCAATTTTGGCATTCTGATTCCTCCTTTTTACAGATACCGCTCCGCAAAATCCTGTACGGACAGCCCGGAGGCGGCGTACAGCTCACAGAGCTGCCACAGCTCCAGCTCCGTGTAGTTGGCCGGGTCAAATTCCTTCCCGGCCAGCTCCGCCGCCATCTGGAGGCAGGCGGTAAAGAGCGGGAGATAGCCGCCTGAGCCGCCCCGGCCTCCGTGAAGGCGTTCGTGCTCGTCCCAGGTCATCCCGTAGTAGGCCCGGCACAGATCGTCCATGACGTGCCTCGCGGCGGTAAAGCGGTTCTCAATTTCATCTTTCTTGTTCGACATAATTTTTCCTCCTTGCCAGTTGACAGGCTCGAAGGAAAGTAGTACACTCGTTCCATCAAGCCTAGTCGGTGCGGTCGATTAGGTTTGCAGCCCTCGTCGGTGTTCCAGCACCGGCGGGGGCGTTTTTTGTTGTCCCCCTTTTCGTTCCGTGGTATCATAGACGGAAAGAGAGGGGGTGATCTTAATGTACGATTACATGGAAAAAGAGTACACGCCGTTTGAGCAGAATCTAGCTCTGGCATGGGCCTCCGGGAATTTTTCCGCGTGGGTTCAGGAAAACCAGAGCGCAAGTATGGATGAGCGAAAGCAAATGTTTTTTGACTGTATAGAGGGCGGCTTGTCACTCACCCTTAAGTTCAGAAAACAAAATACCTGACGCTTTGCGCTCAATCTCCCTTTCAACACGAGCGCAAGCCATCCGAAAATCCTCTACTGTAGCCTCTTGCTCCTTCGCTGCTGCAATCAGCGCTTGAGCAAGGGGTTTTACTTTGGGGTATACCTGGTCAATCGATGTGCAGATATTCATTTGTTTCACCTCCTCTCTTTTATGTGGGGCTTGGGGTAGCCAGACACATGATGATTTGGTATGATAGGGGCGCAAACGTGGCAGCTTCCACCTGCCACCCGCATTGAAAAGCGTAAAAATCTATGGCGGCCAACACTGTTGCCAACCAGGTTGCTTAATTTCCATACCGTTTTAGGAGTGATTGCTGTGTCTGACTACCCAAAGCCCCACGTTGATGACGAGTGGACTCAGGACATCGCGGAAGATTACCGGAACGCCCGGAGCGATGAAGAGCGCCGCCGCATCCTGCTCAAAGCGGGATATGACCATGCCCACAAGTCCGAGGTCAAGCGGCTGTTCGATGATCCGTTAGAGCTTGAAAACCGAATAAAACACGAGAAAAAGCAGGCCATGATAGAAAAACTGAAACGCCGCTGGAAGCCTATCGTAGGGATATTCAGTGCGGTCATTGGCATTCTCACCTTTTTCAGCCTTCTCCCTGGCGCTTGGGACGGGCTTCTTTGGCTCATGGATCGTATTCGCTCCATCTTTTGAGCTGTCCAGTTTGCTCCAGCTTCTGAAAAAGAAAAACAGATGTCCCATAGCGCTGAGAAAACAGCCGAGCCTGCTAATTGCCTCGATAGCATCAAGGGCGGTCAATCACTCACCCCCCTTCCTTCTAGTCCGGTTTATTGTGCTCGATTGATGGTGTGCTGGGATTGTTCGCCCCATCCTGCCGTGATAAAATAGAGGCCAGAAGAATGGAGGAATCAATATGTACGCCACTATCATCGTCGCTCTAATTGCCGCCATTTCCGCTATATTGGCCCCTGTTATCACGGCCCTGATACAACAGCGGAGCGCGTACCGTCTGGCCGCTGCCGAGTGGTTCTTCAAGGAAAGAGCATCCTCCTACAAAGAATTGCTCTCTGCTGCCGATCAATGCTTGAAGAATCCCTGCACGGATAATATTCAAGTATTGCAACGTGCATCTGATGCCGCCCTGCTGTTCTCAACTATCGACACACAGGCCGCAATCTCTGCATTCGGTCAGCTTATCTTGTCCTCTGATTTAAGAACGTCCAGCAGCCAGCAGCTCAAAGCCTTAAGCGCGGCAAGGCTCAACATGATGTTAGCCATGCAAAAAGAGCTGGATGTAAAGCAGGCAAATTCCTAATACGACGACTCCGGAAATCTGCCCCGCCACCATAGCCTTGATATCCCCTTTGATACATCCGAATACGGAGACCGCAAGGGCCAGAAGCGCGGTCACACAAAGAATGATTGCCAGCAAAAGCCTCACCACCCCCCTTACAAAAATACGGTTTATCGGACTGTGTTGGTGGTACGCTGGGATTGCTCATTACTTTCCCATTTACCAAGCAACGCTTTATATCGTTGCTGAATAAAACGAGAGCACAAGATATTGATTTTTCCTGCTGAATATGGTAAAATAATACTGAACAGAGTTTCTAATCCTATCCCCTCCTGGCATGGTGAAACGGGGCGCCAGAAGGGAGGTGATTATATGGCGGGAAATTCTGTTAGGACGTCTCGTAGTATGGCGTCCAAAGCTTCGAGAGCGTTAAGAAGTGGTAAGACCAGCAAGACGACCAAATCTCTGGCTGCTTCTACGCTTTCTAATCGTCGGCCCAAGTGACCGGCGCGCCGGGAGTGTGACAGCACTCCCGGCTTTCTTATGCCCCCCGGTCATCGTCTCGGCAGAACAATTCCTCTGTGGACATATCCGGGAAAAACTGTTTCTGAATTATATTTGCCTCAGAGAGCGTAAAGTCAGTTGCTCCAGTGAGCTTTGAATACAAAGTCCGCTGAGAAATCCCTAAAGCGCCGGCTACTCGTGTTTTGGTGATTGACTTTCTGGCAAGTGATCCAATTAGTTCCGGGTATACAACTTTCATTTTTTCACCTCGCTCTCATTCCACCGCGCACGGTGGTTTCTGTCATTATATTACCACCTTACATGGTGGAAGTCAAGCATTTTTCCACCGTTGACGGTGATTTTTTTCTTGATTACATATATTCAATGTGATATAGTAAGCTCAGAAATGGATGGTGATTTTATGTGGCTCGACAAGCTAAAAGCCATGAAAGAAGAAAGCGGTCTTACCACAAAAGAAATTGCATTACAGGCAAATCTGCCAGAGCCCACCCTTGAAAAACTTTTTGCAGGGGCTACAAAAGATCCAAAACTAACCACACTACAGAAACTTGTCCATTTCTTTGGTCATACACTTGACGATTTGGACGATACTTCTAAACCATCAAAAAAAGCCCCCTCCGATCTGTCGGAGGAGGCGCAGAAAATCGCAAAGAGCTATGAGAAGCTGACCGACCACGGCAAGGGAGCCGTCAAAGCTATTTTAGGATACGAGGAAAAGGCCCTTTCCCATTATTCCAAACATGAGGATGACAGTGGGAAAATCATAACAATGCCGAAGCCGAAGCGGAGTGGGCCAATGGTGGAACTCAGCGTTTATGATCAGCCGGCGGCCGCCGGTCTGGGTAACTATCTGGACGAGCCGGAATCCCATATCGAGCAGTACCCACCCAGCGTTCTCCCGGACGGGACCGACTTCGGCATCGTCATCTCCGGCGACAGTATGGAGTCCAAGATCCACAACGGCGGCACCGTCTTTGTAAAGGCCCAGCTCAGCATCGAACCGGGTAAAATCGGCATTTTCGTTCTGAATGGTCAGGCATACTGCAAGAAGCTGATGGTCGACCGCGAAAACCAACAGGTGCGGCTGGTCTCTCTGAACCCGAAGTATGACGACATCATAGTGGGCGAGTTTGACGAACTGCGCACTGTGGGCCGCGTCCTAGGGCAGTGGACACCTGGATATAGGCAAGACTTGTTTGGATGGTGATTCAACCGTAGGACGGTAAAATATAAGGAGGAATATATTATGAAGGGGAACATCAAAAGTTTTGTGTCCGGTTGCATCGTTACCGCTGCTGTTGTAGGATTGGTCGGATCTGCATCGGCTACAGTTGGGCAGAAAACAGTAGCGCTTGATTACAACGACATCATGATTTCTGTCAACGGGCAGACCATTATGCCGACAGACTCTAACGGGAACGCCGTTGAACCGTTCGCTATCAACGGAACCACCTATCTGCCGGTGCGGGCCGTGGGAGAAGCCTTGGGTCTCGATGTAGAGTGGGACGGGGAGAGAAAAATGGTTGCTCTTTCTGGCGTGGGGCAAAATGGAATCTCAATAGACAATGACGAGGTTATGGGGATTCTTGTTCTGGATCAGATTTCTGACCAAATATATACTTTGGCCTGGCAGATGTTTGCGCAGGTTTCAGGCGGAGCGTATCCGCAAGTGACTAATGTATATTGGGGCCGTCTTATGGACAGATTTGGGTTCTATGATCAGCAGAATGATTTTATGCCACAAACTACTTATGAATATCAGTACAAGTTTATGGATCAGTTTGAGAGCGTTGAAGAAGTATACGATTGCTATGTGGCCTACTCAAACAGCCCAACAAATGACAACTTCAATAAATTCATTGACGCCTTCGATAAAACAGAAAATGAATATACTGAAATGCAAAATATGATCACCGACTATTTTAAGGACAAATTCCCGGTGCAATAATAAATTATCCCAGTTCTTGATCATGTAGAAGGCCATAAAAAGAGCCACCCCAGAAGAGGCGGCCTTGACAAGAGAATACAGGACGGTTTATAATAGACATAGAAAGGCGCTGCAACAAGCGGTTAGCCCTTAGTCAAGTGAATAGTTCCATTAAGAAACCGTCACCGGCCAGGGTGGCGGTTTCTGCGTTTTACGATGATCGTCACCGTGAAGGCTCCGACATGTAACGTAATCCGCATGGGCCTCACCCCCTTTCGGGAGGTGTGGCTAACCGCCTGCCGTTGTGCAGCGCCATAATCAGAATAGCATATAGATCGACAGAAAGCAAGAGAAACCGCCCCCGGTACTCGCAATACCGGGGGCGGCCATAGAAGGGCAGATGCTTGTGGGCTGTCTGCTCCTTCATTTTATCGGAATGGAGGAAATTTGTCAATGAAAGTTCCAAAGGCCAGGAAGCTCTCGTCCGGGAAATGGTTTATACAGCTCCGCCTCGGCGGAGAGAGTATTCCGGTAACGGCCAACACAGAAAAGGAATGTACCAGACAGGCTCAAGCGGTAAAAGCAGAGTATCTGATTGGTAAGAGATCCCCGAAGAAACCGGAGGAAACAGACTCCCCAACATTGAACGAGGCCATAGACAGCTACATATCGGCTCGGGACAATACCCTGTCCCCTCTGACTGTGCGGGGATACCGAACCATTCAAAAGCACCGCTTCAAGAGCACACTGCCCCGCAGGCTGGACGAAATACCAGAGTCCGAGTGGCAGGTCATTGTAAATCAGGAGGCCGCCCTATGCTCTCCCAAAACACTGAAAAACGCCTGGGGATTTATTCGAAGCGTCGTAGAGGATGCCACCGGGAAAAAGCTGCCGGAGATTACACTTCCGGTTCAAATTCCAGCCGAAAAGCCATTTCTTTCACCTGATGAAATAAAAAAATTTGTCTCCGCTGTCAAGGATACGAAATATGCGGTTCCCTGCCTGTTGGCTTTATGCTCTCTCCGTGTATCAGAAATTCAAGCCTTAAAGTGGCAGAACATACCTCAGAACCCGAAATTCATCCGCGTATCCGGCGCGGTAGTTTTGAATGAGGACAACAAGTATATTGAAAAACGCCAGAACAAAAATGTTACCTCAGCCCGCAATGTCCCCATCATGATTCCAGAGCTGGCAGCGGCGCTGGAGCGTGACCGGAAACCATCCGGCCCGGTGCTGGAGATACATCAAAACAGCCTCCGGTGCGCCATCAAAAAGATTTGCAGCGCGAATGGGCTTCCGAATGTCGGAGTCCATGGCCTCCGGCACAGCTTCGCCTCCCTGGCTTACCACCTCCAGATTCCGGATAAAATCGCAATGGAAATCGGAGGCTGGGCTGACGCCACAACCATGCATAAAATCTATACCCACATTGCCAAGTCGGACATAGCTCGGTATGAGACGGCCCTGAGTGCATTCTATCGCAGCGGAGAAAATGCTAACAAAAATGCTAATGCAGAATGAATGCTATTGTGGCACAATGGTTTTAGCGATTTATACGAGGGTTCGAATCCTTCACCCGCTGCCAAAGCTCCGAAGCCTTTAGCGATAAGGGTTTCGGAGTTTTTCTTTATTTTTCAATGGTTTGCAGGCGTTTTTGAAGTTTCATAAATGAGAGCTAAGATAACAAGTCGGATACTTAAAAATGCCATTTTGAAAAAGAAAATGCTAACAAAAATGCTAACGGATTTTCAAATGACATAGATAAGAGAACACCGCCCCTTAATAGGGCGGTGCTCTTCTTGTCGGCTTTATCAATCCCGTTCTAGCCCGGGTATATTTTCAAGCCGTACTCTTACTATTAGAACTACGAAATATAATGACTTAAAGCAGGACATTGCCTAAATATACAACAACGGCCCTTTTGTGCTCAAGAGTTCTGCTGCATTTCTTTTGTGAGATCAACAAATGGTAAATTGTAGGAAGGATAAGGAGAAAAATTGGTGAGCGTAGCAATTGCCACCCGTACATATCCTAGCAACAATGCCGGGGCGTTCTGTGATAACAGGCGTTCTAGCCTTTCTCCATCAAAAGTCCCAGGTTTCCATCTGAAATCAGCTCCATATGAGACTGCTGCATAAAAGGGATACTTTTTTGTCTTTTCTCCCACTAACACTTCTATTTCTACATAGGCAGTCGAGGCATCATCGTCTACACACCTTCGTGTACTGATGCTGGCGGGCATCTCGATTCCTCCGTCCTCATTTTGAAATCCTTCGTTTACTTGAAAGACTGCCTTTCTCATCACTGGAGTCTTAAATTGAAATGCGCTCGACTGCATATGTCTTTCACCTCAGTTTTATGCACAATCTTGAAACTCCGCCTCATGATACGAGAGGTTTGCAGGGCATTGTTCCGAATAGAAGTCCCGTTTCCCGCTCCATCTCTCACTGTGCAGCGGAAAGTACTCAATCGGTTTGAGCCTAGCTATGCCCCTGTAAGGGAGAGAACACTCCCTGGAACAAGGAGAATATATGTCAGTAAATACCGATTTCTCAGGCACCACAGGACTGAGAATTACGCCTTCTTCTGTTTCTTCTATAGAAAGCATTCTGTCGATTTCCTGTAAAAAGGCATCTCTGCGGGTGGCTGCAACCGGGTCTGGAGCTTTAAGCTGCTTACGGAAACACTCGCTCTCATTCCGGTTTAGCACAATCTTTCCGCTTTCATAGAACGGCATACCATTCCCTCCTTTTCACTTCAATCGAGCAAGCTGTCACAGTACGCTTTAAGCGTTTCTGCGTCGCAAAAATCCATGTACATAGCAACTGTTTCCGTATTCCTGTTCAACTCTGCATCTTCGTACACTTTAAAGCCCCGATTCTGATACCAAGAGACCTTTTCTCTCAATGCGTCCAATGCCAAAAATCGAATAGGTATCGACGTGCTATATTTATTCGCCCATTTGGTAATATATTCTAATACAGCCGTTCCATTACCGCGATTTTGATATTTTAAATCAATCGCCAGATAGTCAACTTTAACCGCAGAATACTTGTTCTCAGCAGAATCTACATTATAATCTTCATCTTCATAATCGAAAGTCGCAATACTGACCCTATAATGCCCGATTACGGCATCCTCTATACAGATCTCATAAGCATACGCCTGTTTTAATAACGACAAATAATATCCGTCTCTAATCTTTTTGTTGATGCTCCCATTTCCGCAGTTGAAGCCCTCCAGGTCAGGCTCCGCCTGAACTCTTTTAATCAAAAGTCTGTCCACTACAAACACCCGGCACTTTTTCTAAACTGGCTCTTTTCTGCTTGTTGTTTATTATCTTACAACAAAACATTCCAGTTTGTCTATTGCCTTTTAACACAAAAATAAAAAGGTGGGCTCTCCTGCTGTATCCCGCAACAAGTTTGCCCACCCAAGCACGCATATGTTTTACAATCTCACAGAACATCAGATGTGGATCTTCACCACCAGCCCCAGCCGTGCCATGGGGCGTCGCTGATGGTGTCCTCAGCGTATCCCGCCGCGTAATAGTATTTATCCTTCACCTCGTCGCTTACGTTCATCTGGTCGATCACATTGAGAACCTTTTTCTTTTTAGAGCCCGGTATAGTTTTCCCGTTCTCGTCCTTGTCGCCCTCAATGTCCACAGTAGCTGCACGGAACAAAATGTAGTTCTCTGGTGGGAGCCCGCTGTCCATTAGATCAGCAACCCAGCCTTCCGGCTTGAAGCTGCTGACACTTGCCTTTCCAACTGCATCTGCGTACTTATACGCATCTTCAAATACAGAAACACGTTTTTGTGTATCGAGATTCTGATACGCCGAGCTGTCCAGGATTTCGGAAAGGATTTCGTTTTGTGTGCGGCCTTGTATCGTGGCATATTGCACATACTGGCCCGCATTTAGGAAAATCTTTTCCCCATCAACTGTAATCTCCTTTTCCGGCCGTTCTGCTACAACTCCAGATTCCCCGGTCAACTCGTAAAGCCTCCGCGATTCACGGATAACAGGTGTTTCCGTGTTAGACGACGTGTAAGAGGGGTTCAAGAACTGGTTGAACGCCCTAGGAAGCATCGATCCGTTGCTCTCCTCACGGCCCCATGCGTCGATGTATGGGATCTGCTGATAGTCCCACCCAGGAGTCCGTGAGCTGGCCCGTCCGAGCTCATACTGCCAGTCGGTGGGCAACTCCAAATTCTTGTCCGTGTAGGTGGTCATGCGCTTATCTTCAATCGTCCGTTCGAGTTGCCCGAGCAAAGTATTGGTCAATCCGGCGGTGATAAAGTTTGTCAGAGAGTTCATCACCAGATCCACCAATGGTTGCTCCGAATACGAGATATTGGAAAGCTGGTCATCTACCCCCTGGAGCATGGACATATTCAGCAGCACATTAGAGGACGAGCCGAGCGCTGTCCAAAGGTCTTTCCATTGGAAGCCATTTTCCTCCCATGCTGTTCCAAGCTCCGCTCCCATGAAGAGCGGAACCGACGCCGGAGACGCCCAGTCCAGGGTAAAGTTAAAGCCTTTGGGAAGCCCGACAAGTTCCGTTAACCAGTCCGGCAGATAGATTGCATAGTCCTGTCGTCCGGACTGTTCGTCCAGTCTAGCCTCTTCCTCGTCGCTGGAACCCAGACCACTCAGAAACCCGGCTGCGCCCAAAACCGCACCAACGGCAAATAGTCCACTTCCTGTCAGGGTCTTTGACATGCTCCTGATAACTTCTGCGGAAGTGATATTCTCATTTCCGCGTGCTTTGCTTATACCCTTTACCGCCGTATCAATCAAGCCAAGCGGGCTGTATTCTACTGCCCGGACAGTCACATTGGCGGGCGTCCGGCGGAATGGCAGGCTTCCTTGCAATGCCGTATTGACGACCTTTTTGGGCAGTGTATCCGCTTTGCGGAAACCGATTGAGGCAATCATATCCGAAAAGGCGTTACTGTCCCGGAATGTTGCCTCCTGCGCCTCCCGCACGGCGTATGCCTGTGCCCGCTCTAAAAGCTCGTAATCCACATCCCCACTTTTGTATCGCTCCACGGTTATGCCGTTCGCCTTTAGGTATCGGGAAAGGGCGTCGGCGTATGCGGATTTTGCAAATACAATATCGCCTTTTTCCATTGCCCAGTTCGTCAACCGACGATATCCTTCAGGCAGTTTCCAAAGGAAATCCGTGCCCTTTCTCAGCAGATAGGCCGGGCTGTGCGGATCGGTTCCCCATGTACCGTTGTTCTTGAAGATAGTGCGTCGGTTATGGATGGCCGCCGGGACGCTTTTCCCGTTATAGGAGTATTTCTGCTCTCCCATGATCTCCGCCTGCGCTGCGTCGAACTCTTCTTTGGCCAGTTTATAAATCTCCCGGTCTCTGGTAAAGGAGGTAGTCCGCTCGAAGTCCATTCCCCGCTTCTGCGCCAACGCCTCGATTGCCGCCTGCACCTTAACCCGTCCGGTACGGACGCCCTTCATAATAAGGTTACCGCCTACGTTCCGCACCTGGGTCTTGATATTGCCTAACATATTGGTATAGCGCAGGGCGTTGAACTTGTCCAGCGGCGTAGACGGAATTTGGCTGGCTACGCTGTCGTAAATCTGATCCAGCACATCCGCGCGGCCTGCATTATCTGTTTGTCGGTCGTACTCGTCGATAAGGGCCTTGTCCACTACAATTTTATTTTTTCCGCCGAGCGCATCATTCAGATTGTCTACAATTCTCTCTACGGATTCAATCGTAGTTTTGGGGTCTGCATCCCGAAGTATCTTTGCCGCCTGCCCAAGCTGCCCTGCCGAAGTCAGTTCCGCCGCTACCCCGGCCAAGATACGCCGCGCCCCGTTCATATCCCCTTGGGCCGCCAAAGCATCCGCCACCATCTTTGACAAAGGAACTATCTCCGGCGCCAGCTTGCGCCCCTCCTGGGCTCGTCCTAGAGCCTGCTCCACGGTGGAGCGGGCGTTGTCCAGTCCGGTGCTGAAAATGTCCTGCGCCTTTTGCAGTGTCTTTTTGTTGCTCAGCCGGAAATACTTCTCCGGGTCGAGCTGGAAATCCTCTTGAATGTCTGGATGTCTGGCGCGGTCGGTCGCAAGGTTCTTAGAAAAGCCCCGTTCGGTATCTCCGGTAAAATTGGCCCGCGCCGCGCCCACCGAGCTCTCCGGGCCCTGCGCCTGGGCCGGCCCGACGCCGGTCTGGTTCTCCACCGGCTGCCTCGCACCCTCCATGATGGTATCCAGCTCTTGGATGTACGCATCGTAATCCTGGAACGCCCCGGAAAACTGCGCCCGCGCGTTCTCCGGATCTGCCTTGTGGTAGCCCCAAACCAGAGCATTGAGTTCGTCATAAGTAATTGCGGCTTCTTCTGGGGTGAGATCCATGATGCTTTTCCCCGCAAACCTAGCGTCAACTACAAGATCGAGCAAGTCCATCGCCGTTTCACTGGAGCGATTCAAAAAGCGGGATTCGTCAGATAAAAATCCATGATATGCCTCGTTATCCTGCTGCCGAAGCACGTGGACAGACTCATGGTACCCAACTGCATCCGCTAGTTCTGCCGGGACAGCGTCAGAAATATAGATTTTCCCACCGCTTGTTACAGCCCACGCGTTGGGGTTCCTAGACTTTAATGCGGCGTCATCCACAATGAACACATCGCTGGAATACTGTTTTGCGCGAGAAGCCGCGTTTTGTGCCTGTGCAGACGGGGTTCTGATTATGTGTCCTTGGGCCCATGATTCTGGCTGTTGTACTCGTCTGCCTTCCTCCAGAACTCTGCCCATTCTTCCTCGGTATGTTTCTTCGGAGCCGGGAGTTTCCGCCTGTAAAGAAGCTCCATGTACTCCTTCAAGGGCGGCAGATGTTTCTTTTCCTCGCTCATAGGTCACCCCTCCTGTTTCGGTCTGATTGCCTCCATCATAGCCCGCCCCGGACGGATTGTCAACGACGTTGCGCTGGTAGACGGGAGAGCCGGGCAAATAGGCCCGCTTCCCGGCCAGCGCCTCCTCCCCGGTGGGGAGCATTGCCGCCAGTGGATTTCCGCTGGAGTACCGGGCCATGTTCTGACCAGCCTGGATATTGGCGGTGGCTCTCCGGGCAATGTCCTGATTGCTCCCGATGGCCCGTCGGGTGGTTCTGATGTCGGACGCCGCATTGGAAATCGCCCCCGGCAGCTCCAGGCCGCCCTGGAGCACTCCGGCGGCCACCGCGCCCATGAGCGCGCTCTGCCCGATCTCTCCCAGCGTGGCATTTTCCGCCTCGGGGTTGTAAATCGCTCTCTGAATGTAAGGGGTAAGGAAGGTGGAAAGCGCCTCCTCGCCGCCCTCACCTGCGATATCCAGGGCCCGGCTGACCAGGGGGCTTGCTTTGACCGCCTCGGCAATCTTCCCCACCTTGCCGCCGCCCAGGCCGGGGATACCGCCCGCGATGCCCTCAATGGCGGTCTCCAGGGCCCCGGAGGCCGCACCGAAGGCCAGGGCCTGCCCGGTGTCCGCCCCCTCCGCTTTCGCCTGGCTGGCCGAGTTGCCCGCCGCCTGGAGGCCGAACAGCGCCCGGCCCACGTTCTCCCCGCGGGAAATCGCCTGGGCGGCGTTGAGCCCCTTCCCTGCTGCGGACACGATTTTGGACGCACCAATACCGGGGAGCATCTGCACGATGGTCTGCCCGATGCCGGTCAGGTTCTCCGCCCCCTGGCTGGGGCGGTAGCGCTCACGGATGCTCTCCTCATAGTCCCGCGTGACGCTGTTCTCCAGGAAGGCGTCGGCGTTCCGCCCGGCCCACTCCGATACCGGATTGGGGGCCAGCCCGCCCAGGGAGCTGATGCCCTGCACCCCCTTGTAGAAGCCGCTGCCGATAAAGTCCGTAACGCCCTCTCCCGCGCCGAGCAGAGCGGCTGCCGCCCGCTCGCTGCCATACAGGAATGGGGAGCCCTCCACGCTCACCCCGCCCGCCAGGAAGCCCCTCTCTCCCGCTTTGGGCAGGGTCAGGGCTTTCCCCTTGCTCTCAGGCAGCGCGGCGGGCGGGGCGGATTTTACCGTCCGCTGCGCCGGAGCGGGCCCCGCGCCGCCTGCGGCACTCTCCGTCTCCTGACTTTGCCCAATCTGGCGCAGATGATTCAGCCTTTCATATACCGACGCTTCGCTGCTTTCCCCACGCAGGCGGTTCAAACGCTCCTGGATACTCGCCATATTCCAGCCTCCTTATACTCCGAGCACCCCAAGGAGATAGCTCGCATCCTGTTCCGTGATGCTTCCATTTCTCAGGGCTGTTTCAATCCGGTCTGCAAATACCTCGGCAACATTGGAAGATGTGCCAGGATTCACATGCTGGTAACTATTGAGGATGTTCTGTGCCGCCGGAGAAAGACCGCTGCTGCTCTTGTTAACCTGTTGTGTCGTGCCCGGCCACATATTGATTATGCCAGCCCCACCTTGGAGCAGACTATTTTGAAGTTGCTGTGCATAGGGGTTAAGCTGTGTCCCACCAGAGTCTCCGCTAGTGTTGTCCTCCGGCCATGCTTCTCCCATATAATACTGCCATGCGGCTTTGACCGTCGGCGTAATCTGCTTCTTTTCAATAGCATCCATCATCTGAGTGTAAGTCAGAACAGGCTTTTCAGTGCCGCTGGTGCCGCTGGATCGCCCGCTCCGGGAAGAACCGCTCCCGCCGCTGCTCCTGGGCGGATTGGCCGCAAGTTCAAACTGTGCCAGCGCGCCGGGGTTGACGTTCACGCCCAGCTCACGCAGGCCGGAGAAATCGCCGTACTGCGCTTGCAGGAGGGCCAGATTATACCGGCGCTCATAATCCGTCGGATTATTGGAGGTGTCGATCCCAAGCCCATTCAGGCCGCTGTAATCCCCATATTGCGCGCCGAGCTGCGCAAGAGTAAGTTGCCGCTCTATCTCTGCCGGAATGTTGCTAGTGTCCCAGCCCAGACTTTCATATCCACCGTAGTCGCCCATTTCCGCCCGCAGAACCGCCTCGTTCAGCGCATCGGTACGCCGCTGGTTCTGAGACGACAGCTCATCCAGGAACTGCCCGTAGCTGAAATTGCGGTCGGTGTTGTACTGGTTGAGCTGGTTAAGGTATTTGTCGTAGTCGCTTTGTTCCGCCCCCTGGACAACCCCAAGGTTGCTCAAATCCATGTTGTAGTCGTTCAGATACTGGTTGTAGGCCAGTTGGTAGAGGTCAGGGATCTTGTCGGTCAACTGGGCCGCGTAGTAGTTGGACGCCTGGTTGGCGGCGGCGTTTGCATAGGAGGAGGGGATGCCGCCGGAGGCGGCGGCCGCGGCGCCAAGGGCATCCGCCGTGGCCCGCTGGCCCTCCCTGGTGTACTGCTTGCGGTAGTTCTGGTAGAGGGGGTCGGTGGCCGGGTCGTAGGAGAAGTCCGGCCGGTCCAGAAGCCCCGCGATCAAATCCTGTATGGTGTCGTCATAGCGGCTCTCATAGGTAGGGGCCGCCTCATACTCGAAGTTCCGGGGCGACATGGGGTCAAGGACAAAGCTGCCGCCATTCCCGCCCCCGGTGTATCCGCCCCAGGAGCTGCGCAGGGCGTCCGCCTGCCGGTGGGCCGCGGCCCTCGCTTCGTCGGTGGTGGCGTTCCGGTAGTCCTGCTTGGTTTTCAGGATGGACATGCCGAAATCCGGGTTCTGCTGGGCCATCGAAAGGTCGGCCTGGGAGAACTGGCCCCAAAGCCCGCTGTCCTGCGCCGACTTCCGGAACTGGTCATAGGTATATCTGCTTTTCGCCATAGGGTTCTCCTTTCTTATTGCCGCCCCGGCCTGCTCTTGAGCTCGCTGCCGGAATAGCTCTCCCGCACCAGGGAATAGAGCCGCCACCCGCCGGTGCCGGAAAAGCGGATGCGGAAGTGGTCGCTTCTGCGGGGGATGATAGGCAGGTAGAAGCTCCGCTTCACCGTGGCGGAGAGGGTGGTCACCTCCCGCCACGCCCCGTCGCTGTCAAACTGCATTTCGATTTTGACCGACGCCCCGGCGTCCAGCTCCATGCGTACCTGGAGCTTGGCGGTGCCCTTTTTGTTGGCGTCGCCCTCGGTAAAGTCGGCAAACTCTGCCATGCTCTCCACCGCGCCCTCCGGCGCGGCGTCCTCCGGTACGGTGCGGGTGTTTCCGTTGAGCCACAGCCTGCCGTCCGCCCCCAGGAAGTACAGCTCCGTGTCCCACCCGAAGCCCACGGCCTCCAGGCTGTCCTCCTTGTGCCACACGCCCTTTTGGGTGTCGTAGACAAAGAGGGTGTGCGCGCCTGTGCCGTCCTCCAGGGAGACGTAATACTTCACCCCGTCGCTGCCCGCCACGCCGTTGCGGTAGCGGTCTGTCCCGAAGGGGGCGGCGACGCTCTGCGGGATACCGCCGGAGTAGGCCACCACCCCCACCCGGCTCAGATAGTACAGCGTCTCCCCCGCAATGGCGAGACTGGCATGGCTGCCCGCCTCCACCCCCAGGGACGCGCTGCTCATTACCTGGAAGTTGCTGGGCTTGTCCCCGTAGACCTTGTAAATCTGTTCCTCTTTGAAGAACACCGGGTAGCCCCGATAGGCAAAGCACCCGGTAAAGTCCCCGGCGCTGCCCACGTCCACCGCGTAGGAATCGGTGCTCACTCCGTCGAACACATTCCAGTTGAAGGGATCGCCCAGCTTGGAGGCGTAGATGGTGTCGCCCTTGCAGCCCCACAGGCGGTTCTCGTTCTCGCACAGGAAGTCCAGCTCGGGCACCTCCCGCCTGACCGTCAGCTCCTCCGTGTCGCCGCCCTTGTTGATGGTGAAGGAGTTTTCATAGAATCGCAGATTGTCCCCATCAATCTCCCGGATGACAATGGTCTGGTTGTTGCTCTCGTGGGTCTTTGCCCCGGATATGGTCACCGCGTCCCCCACCTTGAAGATGGAATCCCAGTCGGCCCCGGAGGCGTAGATGGTGTTGGCCTCGGCCTCCTCTTCCGCGTAGGTGCCGTCCTGAATCTTCGCGCTCCCGCTCCAGCCCGCCTCCAGGCTGCCGAACTCCCCCGTCAGGCGGTTGTAATACGCCTTGTCGGGCAGGATGATGATGTAGGCCCCCAGGGCGGCAAACTGCTTGCGCCCGTCCGCAACGTCGCCCTTTTTCTCTCCCCCGGCGTAGAAGACCGTGCCGTCCACCCAGTACAGCCCGTCCTTTGCATACAGGCCGTTGGGCTTTGCCAGGGTCTCCACCAGATACCGGGGCCGCCGTGCGGAGAGCAGCGGGGCGAGGTCGCTGGTCAGGTTCTTCATGTCCCAAAGCGTCCCGTCTCCGGCGGCCAGCCGGTGGTCATAGCCTCCGAAGCGGGTCTGCCCATACTTGCGGATGCCGTCGGCGTGTACCATATCCGGGAGCATGCTCACTCCTCCTTCGCGTCCCCGCCGGGCTCCGTATCGCCGGACTGCTGGGAAGCCATCAGCTCCAGGGCCCGGCGCAGCGCCATCCGGCAGGCCGCGACCACGTCCACCGCGTCGCCCCGCACCGGAAGGGCCGCCAGCAAATTGTAGGCGTTATTGATTTCGTTCCGCGCGTCGTTCATACTTGTGCCTCCTTAGTCAAATTGAATTGAGAGAGTCCATCAGATCCAGGAAAATGCTCGCCCGCATCAGGTCGCCCCTGGCCGGGGCGCGGGGGGTAGAAACGGGCGGGTCCATCGCCCGGATCGCGTAGACCGCGTGCTCCACGATTTCAGCGGTAATCGGGTCTCCGGAATAGGCCCGTTCAAAGGCCCCGTACTCCGGCAGCCCGACATAAAGCCTGAAATCGTTGATTCGGTTACAGAACTGGTTCCACTCATAGGCGGAGATCCGCACCGGACGCCCGGCCTGGATCACAGAAGACCAGTCCCAGTCGTCCGGCCTCTGCGCCGCCGGGCTTTCCACCGTAACCGTACCGGAACCGGCCGGCCAGTACGTTCCATCCTTAACCCGCGTGTAGCCCCAAAAATCGTAGGTACCGGGGTCGTAGCCCACCCACCGCCGGGTTGTGGAGGTGGAGCCCCCGGAGGCGGGGGCCCGCACACTGTCCACTACACCTGAAATACTGCTGGATGAGTGCGTAAACTGATACTTTGTGATGCCAGCCTCCACATAGCCGTTGGCCTGGTTAAAGGCAGAGCCCAGCCCCGTAATCCTCCAGCCAAACTCTTCCTCACCGCCGCTCAGACTCAAACTTGCCATACTTCCGCCTCCTATGCGAACACGGCTTCCACGTCCAGCCCGTGCACATTTGCGTTGCTGAAATCGACGCTGCCGCGTACAGTGGTGGACAGAAAATCCCACGTCGCCAAAGCGCCCGCAGGGGAGGAGAAATCGACGTATGGGGCGCTGCCTGCGAAATAGGAAATCTCCAGCATGTGGTATAGACTACCGTTATACTGACCATACATATTGAAGCTGCCGCCGCCCGCCGCCTGCGGGTATACGCTGAACTCATTGGCCTTGATGGTGGGGCTTCGGATCTCCGTGGAATCAATGTAAGTCGATTTGATGTAATTGGGCAGCCGGTTTTTGTCGGCGATATCATAGGCATCCTGCGCGGTCTGCTCCACATGATCGAAGTCGTCCTGCAACCGGGAGCTGAAATCGTTGAATGTGATATGCCCGGACAGGTTCAGGTTTGTGGCGTCAATCTGTCCGCCGTCGATGGTGAGGGTGTCCCCTCTGGCGTTGGTGATGGTCACCCCATTGGGGGCGATGCGCAGGGTTTGGCTTAGACCGGTCTCAAGGTCGCTGACCGACTGCGTGATGCCGTTCACGGTTACCGTGATGCGGGACAGGTCTCCCTCCGCGTTTGTCAACCGCACCTCCAGCGCCTTGGACGACTGCTGCAATGTGGAGACGTTCCCCTCCAGGTCGCTCACCTGGCTGGTCAAACTGGTGGAGGTTTGCTGTAGAACCGAAATGTTTCCCTCCGCATCCGTCATGCGGGAAATCAACTGCTCCGCGGTCACCGTCAGAGAGGACAGGTTTCCCTCCACGTCCTTGAGCTGGATATAAACCGGCTCCGTAATCAGGCCCGCAATCTCCTGAAAGGCGGTGTCGTTGAAGTTTTCCCGCCCAAGATTCGCCATTGAGTAGCGAAGCTGCTCCAGCAGCATGTATAGGTAATCGCTCACCATGCGGAACTTCTCATCCGTGCTCTGGTTCCCCATTAAATCCGGGAAACCGGTGTCAGCATTCAGCAGATTACTCGGCATTTGAACCACCCTCCGTTCTATCCGGCGGCTCTGTGGGCAGTTGTTTCAGAGCCTCCACCAGCTTTGCCGCCATCCCATTCCCGCCCAGAGCCTTGTAGGCGCTGTACATGTCCAGCACGTTTTCCATCCCATAAATCGGAATATAACGTTGTTCTGAGTAGTGGTTGTATTCGGCAATGATTTCACGTCTTAGCAGAGCCTGTACCCCATTCATAAGGGCGTCGCTTTTTTGGTCGTCAATCTTGATGCGCTTTCTTTCACGGGCGGCGACCGCCTCGATAATTGCCACCAAGACCAACGCCGCCCCGGAAATCAGTGGGCCTACCCACTCCATGGGCATCAGCCCTCCTTAGTCAACTGCTTATAGACCTGATTGATACCAGTGGCCGCGAGGCCGCTCACAATCCCAACGGCGGCGGCAGTAAGGTAATCGCTGGCCGGGAACTCGGGCATAATAAACATGCCGAGAATACCCAGCGCCGCGCCAAATACGCCGCAGATGATGGGAATCCACTTATTGTCCAGTCCAGTGGCCTTGACCACCTGGCCGACCAGGAAGCAGATCACAGTGATAACCGCCACTCCGGTGATACCCAAAGAAGAAATGTCCATGATATGTACCTCCATCAAATCAGATTCAACCGATCCAGCACGACGGCCAGCTCCTGCCGGGTCATATTATCGCGGGGCCGGGTGCCGTCCAGAACGCCCTTGTCTTTGGCCTTCTGCCACGCATCAGCGGCCCAAACGTCCGGGGTGTCCTCCGAGTTGTCCGCTCCCGGTTCGGCTTGCCATGCTACGCCCAGGAACTCACAGATGCCCTTTGCGGTGGCCTCGGCCAGCTTGTCCCGGTACTTCGTATCTTTGAGGTACTCCACGTCGGCCTTGTTGGTGTGGAAGCCGTACTCAATCAGGCAGGCGGGAGCGTCCGTCTTGGCGAGCACGGTATACATCTCGTGCTTGATGGGCTCACTCCGCAGTGTCACTCCCGCCGCGTGAAAGGCATTGACCAGTTCAGAAGCCAGCGCATTGCGCTTCGCCGTCATGGGCCCTGCGCTGGTGTAGATCTCCAGCCCCGACGCGCTCGACCATCCACCCTCTCCGGCGGCGTTGGTGTGGATGCTCACAAAGCAGTCCGGCGTTGCCTTATTGCTGATGTTGGCCCGCTCCGTCAGGCTGGGGTAGTTGTCCGCCGTCTTGGTGAGCACCACGCCCACCCCCTTGGCCTCCAGCAGCGGCTTGACACGCTGTGCCATATCCCACGTAAACTCCCACTCTTTGTAGGTGCCGTCCGGGGATCCGTTGACGTTGCCCGGCCCGTGTCCGGGGTCAAGGCATACAGTATGCTTGCTCATAGGCTTGTCCTCCTCTTCCGGCGGCGTCTCAGCGCCGTCCTGCTTGAGATATACACAAATCCAGTTGTGCACCTTGCGGCTGGCGGTGATGCGCTCCCCGCCGAAATCGCACTGGCTGGAGCCGCCCCCGTCCAGCATAACGGCAGAGGCCCAGCCCAGCCCGGCCAACTCGTCCCGCAGAGTTTCCGGCGTGGCTGCGTCTCCGGTCCCATCGCCAGAGCAATAGAGGGCCAGACTGCCACCACGCAGGCCAATGGCGCTGCGCCCCCGCTTGCCTCCCTGGGCCGAGCCGTAGGAGGGCTTATCCACCGGCTTACCGGAGGAAATAAGGGCGGTTACCGCGATAAAGTTGGCCGCTCCCTCGTACCCGGAGGTCATGTGGATGTCCGGGCCCTTATCCCAGGCGTAGCCCACCGCCCTCCAGGGCGTACCGGAGCGCATTACCCCACCCACCTTGAGCAGCGGGCAGGCCGAGCCATCTGGGTTCCACATGCCGCCATTCAACACATAGTGGGCACCAGTCTCTGACTTGACCTGGGAAAGTGTCTTGCGGCAGTTGGTGACTCTCAGCTCAATCCGCTCCACGGACGAGAGCGGGATGTATGTAATGAGCTTACTCATTTGATTCACATCCTTTTATCCAGCGATCCCGCTGTTGATTACTGTTCCTGGGCCAGTAGCCCGGCCAGCTCCTGGTACTCCTCCGGGGTGAGCCGGTCGGCGGCGAGATAGACATCCATCTTGTCCTGGAGGCCGTCGGTGCGGCCCCGGTCAATAAGCAGCTTGCAGAGGTTATATACGGTTGTCATGGCGTCTCCTTTCTCATGTGGAAGCGGTGGCGGTGATTTCCAGTATACAAAGCCGTTCCTCGTGCTCGGCCAGCATGTCCAGAGTGATGTCCTCCGCAGAGGGCGGCTTGGGTTCCGGCTCCGGCTCTGGAGGCCGCTCAGTAGGCGTGATGCCCACCAGCTTGTCCCCCTCAATCTGGAGGTCACACCAGCCATAGGTCGCCCACACCGCGTCCTGAAGGTGGGCTGGCACCTCTATGTAGCCATCCAGCCAGCAGGCGCTCCGCCCGCTCTGGCTCTGGATCGGGTGCTGGCCGGTTTCCAGCGGGTCAATTTGGATGATGGTCATATTTAATTCACCTCTTATCTCTAAACTATGGCGTAGTAGTAATATACAGTTCCAGATGCATTAAGTTGTTCACTTGTCGCATCAGGTGTGGTAAGGTCAAAATACCAACTGAAAGTTTTTCCATCCGTTGATTTTTTACCGTAAGAATCTCTTGAGGAATAACGGTAGCCAAAACCAAAACTAATGCCTTTTGTATACTCAGTAGGGATAATACTGCTATGAATAATATTAGAAGTCTCGCCATTTCCATAACCGTCGATACTCTTATAGTAATTATTTGATTGCATACCATAAATACAGAGTATTTTAAAGGGTTCGGCTAAGGTTATTTGATTAGGGTTGCTTTTACCTGTTTTTCCTGTCCCCACATAGCTCCCCAAAATAACCCTCGCCCCCGCGTGCTCGTCCACATAGCGCTTGTTGACGGCGTGGTTTTCATTCGTCGGAGGCCCGCTTAAAGTAATCGCCCCTGCCATCGTGCCGCCAGCCAGTGGCAGGAATGGAGCACTTTGCATACCAGCCAGAGCGGTGTTAAACTCCTCTTCGGTTCCGGTATATCCTTTCTCTTTTGCCGCCTGATAGGCGGACTTTCCAGGTGCACCATCCTTGCCGTCTGCCCCTGGAGCTCCGTCCTTGCCGGGCAGCCCCACCCCGGCAACTTTTTTGCCGTTTACAATGATGGCCATGTTACACCTCCACCCATTGCCACATGCCGATGCTGGCGACCGCGGTGGTGTACTTGTCAAAGTCGATTCTTTTCATACTGATTCGTCACTTCCTCTTTCTTAGAAGGCTTGCCTATTCTCTTCCAGGATGCTATAATGACTTCGCGGACCAACATTTTTACCCCCTCACCTTTCATTGGTCCATGCCACCCCCTCCGATGGGGGGTGGCTTTTTATGTCTCCAAGAAGGTGGTGCGTGTAGTTATCTACTTTAGTTGATGCTCCCGCCGCTGTGCATACCACCTGAGCTAAAAATCAGAAAATCTCCTGTTATTCGGTATGTCTGGCCGCCATCAGAGGATGTGCCAAGTGCCTCCGCTCCACCCTCTAAAGCGATTTTCCCTCCTGCCGATAGAGGGGTAATTAAGAGAATCGCCCCTTTAGGGCAGCGCATATTCCCAATCTCAGGGAGTCCGTCCCCTTCTAGCGACAGATAGTAGGTCTTACCCGTTGGGTAGGCTAATGGCCCATCTACCCGTACTGGGTGGCCCAGCTTACAGGTAACCTGTACGTCACCGTCCGATACCGCCAAAGCATTCGGCGGGGTGAGGCGCGTGATATATCCCGCATATTGACGAAATGGGAGCCCCGCGGCCACAGTCCCCCCCTGCGCCTCAATTGCTTTCCGAATTGCCTCTTTCGTCTCCTGTAAATAGGTTAGCTTATCCGCAGCAGTGCCCACATCACACCACCTCCCCGTTGATGGCATCCAGCATGGCATTGATGTCACCAACCAAGCCATCCACATACTGCTTGTTGGCGGCGTGGTTTTCGCTGGTCGGCAGCCCGCTTAAAGTGAGAGGCCCCGTCATAGTCCCGCCAGTCAAAGGCAGATACTCGCCTCCGCCCTTCCCCGCCAGCTCGTCGATAGCCTCTTGCACATTGGTGGCCTCCAGGCCGCTGCCCGTGTTGCTGTAGCCCACCTGTTCGGCGGAGAGGTCGCCGCCCTCTCCGTCTTCGGTTACTTCGATGGTGTACGGCCCTTCGCCCAGGCTCTCCCCCATCTGCATCGTGCCGCCGCCGGAAACAGTGACGGCGTCCGGTGTATCCAATGTCAGAGTGTTTCCCTGTTGAGTCGCTTTCACCCGTGTGCCGCCCTGAATGGTCAGAGCGTTTACACCGTTTATTGTTGCATCCTTACCGGGTGCCCCATCTGCTCCGGCCGGGCCAGCGGGCCCATCTTGTCCAGGGTCCCCCTTCGGGCCGGTCCGCCCAGCAGGCCCTTCCGGGCCCTGTGGGCCTTGTGCTCCATCCGCCCCGGCCTCTCCGGGATCACCTTTTGGCCCCTGGGGGCCCGTGGGACCAGCCGGGCCAGCAGGCCCCTGCGCCCCGTCCTTACCCGGAGGGCCCTGTTCGCCCGGTGCCCCGGCTGGGCCGGGGGAACCTGGCGCGCCGTCTGCTCCGGCGGGGCCTGTCAGCTCTCCAGAATCGTACTTTTCCTGAAAGGTTTCCCCATCGGTGAACGTCACTAGGTCTGCGGTGTAGTCCCCCTTGACGGGTCTCACCGCTCCTGTCCGGTTGTTGAAGGAGGTCACACCGCCGCCCGCCGCATCCTGTGCCCGTGCAGACCAGTATTTGGCGTTGTTGGTGTCCTCCCCTTCCCGCGTTCCGGTGCCGCCCACCGCCCAGCTCTCCGCCTCCGTGGCGGATGCCGCGGCGTTTTCCTCCGCTTGACCGATGGATGCGGCGCTGGCGGCAGCCGCTTCCGCGCTCTTCTCCGCCGCGGCAGCCTTTTGCCCGGCCAGCTCCGCGCTGGCCGCAGCCTCTCCGGCGGAATCACTTGCATTTCCAGCCGCCGCCTCTGCGCCGTTCTTGGCGCTGACTGCGGTTTCCTTCGCACTCACCGCCGTCTCCGAAGCCGTGACCGCGGAATCTCCCGCCGCCTCTGCGGCTGTCTTTGCGGATTCCGCCGCCGTCCGTGCAGTCTCCGCCTTCTCCTGGGCCATAACCGCAGCGTCTCTGGAGGCCGCCGCCCCCTCTGCGCTCTTGCCTGCCTGGGTCGCGCTTTCGGAAGCCTGGGATGCACTTCCCTCCGCCGCTGCCGCGCTCGCGCCCGCATCTTCCGCTTTTTGGGACGCCGTGGAGGCGCTGCCCGCTGCGGCCGATGCGCTTTCCTCTGCGGCATCCGCATCTCCGGCCGCCTGGGCCGCGGCCGCCTCTGCCGCCTTGCGCGCGGCCTCTGCCGCTGTGGCCGAATCCGATACCGCCTTTTGAGCAGCTTCCGCTGCCTCCGCGCTTTTCGCCGCATCTTCTGCGCTGCCCGCCGCCGCCGCGGCGCTGTCCACGGCCTTCCCTGCCTCCTGCCGCGCCGTGGCGGCGCTCTCCTGGGCAGAAGCCGCCGATTCCTGCGCTTTGCTCTTTGCTGCCTCTGCGGCGTCTCTCGCGCTCTCCGCTCCCGTCTTCGCGGCTGCGGCATTCTGCGCATCCTGCGCCGCAGCAGTGGCGCTCTTTCCGGCGGCTGCCGCCTGCTCCGCCGCAGAGGCCGCGGCGGTTTCCGCACCCGTCCGGGCCGACTCGGCGGCTTCCTGCGCCGCTTCCGCACCCGCCTGTGCTGTTTCCGCCGCCTCCTTTGCGGCGGTAGCCTGTTCGAGCACCTCTGTGACGACCTCTCCCTGGAGCGCATTGATATCCATGAGTTCGAGCCATTCGTCCGCGTCCTCATATTTCCATTCCAGAGTCTTGGTGTCCTCGTTGTAGCGGAGCTGCACCTTGTCGCCCTTCAACGTCTCCAGCCACTCCGCCTCCGTGCCCTTGAATCCGTGCTTAACGGCGATTCCGTAGGCGGTGATATAGTAGCCGCGCCAGCGCTTTCCCTGTTCGTTACACTCCATAGTAGACCTCCCCGTGGGTGTCCGCCGGGCTGTAGGTCAGGGCGAACCACCGGATAAACTCGCCGAAAAAGGCGTTAAACATCTGCATCGTGTTCTGGTACTTTTCATACTCCCCGTTGGCGTAGTCCACACGGGCCTCCAGATAGGCCGGATAGAGCTTGTCGTGGGGCGGCTGTACCAGGAGCTCCGCGTCCTTGTCCTGCTCGTAGGAATAGGTGATGACCTCCTCGCTGGCAAACAGAAGCACCTCCGTCTGCACCATTCCCTCCACCTCATTGAGCCACCGGGTCTTTTCCTCGTTGGAAAAGGCGTTCGGCTTGACCTCGTCCACCACCTGTATCACCTGAGCTACGGTCATGCTATCCCTCCTATCTGAAAGCCGGGCGGCGGATTTGCCGCCGCCCGGCTTTTATTCTGTCAGCCGCTGATAAGCTGAGTGCCGCCGCTTACGCCGCCCACCGCGGCGAAGCGCCAATCGTTGAAGCCCGCGGTGAACCGGGCGCGGCCCTTCCACACGTTGGCGTCGTTGCCGGGGTCAATCTCACTGCGCACGTTGAGCTGCACGCGGTCAAACCACATCGCGCCGCCGTACTGCCCGTTGTACCGGCTGTCCAGCAGCACCCAGGGGGCCGTGTCGGCGGTAATGAACTGGTTGAGGTAGGGCCAGATGATCACCGACCACCGGCCGTACTGGTAGTTAAAGCCGTTGTTGGAGGTGGTGGGGTCCTTGTCCGCGCCGATGGCGGCGAACACGTCCTTCTTGAGCTTGTAGTTGTTGGGGATCAGGATGGTGTCGGGGGCCACATCCAGGATCTCGCCGTTGTCCCCCCGGAAGTCCTGCATGGCCGTCTCCATAGCGCCAAGGGCGTCGTTGGAGAAGGCATCCGCAAACTGGTTGGACTGGGTGCCCTTGTTGCGCTCCAGGGCGGAGGGGTGGGCCTTGTCGAACAGGGCCTTGCCGTCCGCGCCCTTGGCGTCAAAGGTGCGGCCGTGGAAGCTGACGGAGGTCTTGCCCGTGATGGCCGCGCCGTACAGGGCCGCGCCGAACTTCTCCCGGGTGCGGTAATACCCGGCGATAAACTGGGCGGGCCGCTTGCGCAGGTCCATCAGCTTTGCGTCCTCCACAATCTCCTGGGACATGGAGAAGGAGTCCTTCCAGGTCATGTGCTCCAGGGTCTTGTCGAAGCCCTCCTGCATGCTGTCCAGGGGATAGGTTCCGTTCTCGCCCACGGGCTGGAAGCCCTCCATGGCGGTCATGGTGCCCATCTTCTCGGCCCACTTGTTGGAGCTCTCCATATTGAACAGCTCCTTGAGCATGCTCTGCTGCTCGAACGCCTCGCCCCGCTTCTCAAGGAACATGCGGATCGGGGCCTGGGACTTGCCAAAAATGCTGTCCTGGAGGCCGGAGCCTTCAGTGAATGTAATACCTGCCATTTCGTCGTCGCGGACTTCACATCATTCGCTTTTCCGCAAGCGGGAAAGCTCACTCGTTTTGTCGCTCCTCCTCTCCGGTGCAAACCCACTTCGTTGGGCTTTGCCCCGGTTCAGGGTGCGGCTCGTCCGCTCTCTCTCCTTTCTGAATGATTTTGTTTTATCAGCCGCCGCTCTGCGTGATGTTCACCACGGCGGGGAACCGGACGCGCACCCGGTCGCCTGCGGCGGTGCCGTCCATGCCTACCACCTCGGCCACACCGTTCGTCTTGGTAGCGGTGACCTGTAGGCCGTCGGTGTGCAGCGTCACCTTGTCGCCCAGCTTGATGGCCGATGCGGCGGCCTGGAAGGTAGTCTCAAACATCATGTCGGGCAGCACCCGCAGCACAGGGATGATGTCTCCCGCGGTACACGCCTTGTCCATTTCAACCATGCTGATATAGGTGGGGGTGGTGGTGCCGCTGGCAACCGCCAGATTGCCCCCTGTCTGTGTCAGGGCCATACCCACTTTAGGGGTAATGGCCCCCGCGGGCAGGTACTCGATGCCGGGGATTCTGCCCCCGTCTACCTGCTGAATCAAAAAAGCCATTTTATTGCTCCTCGTATAATAAGATTTGCAGATGATTTTAAGTGTATCTGCTTAGTTCAC